GAAATTGCAGACTTAATAGCGGAATTGGTCGCCTTTACGCCCAGCCCGGCCAAATACTATGAACCGGCCAACGCGAAGATCGCCGAATTTCACGCCGCCCCCCAGAAAATCCGGGCGTTATTCGGCGGCAACCGCAGCGGTAAGTCCGAAGCGGGCGGTCGGGAAACCGTCGTGCGCTGTGAGGCGCATAAAAACCATGTCGCCTGGGCCTGCGGCATCTCCTTTGACGGCATCGGTGAATATGTCGCGCCCAAAATTTTTAAATATCTGACCTTACCAGGCGAGGTCGCCTGGCGCGATCAGAAAAGGCAAATCCCCGCGGTCATCCGCCTAAAGAATGGATCTGTGATTTATTTTAAATCTTATGACCAGGAACGCGAAAAATTTCAGGGCGCGGGCGTTGACTTCATCTGGCTGGACGAAGAGCCGCCCGAAGAAATCTATACGGAATGTCTGGCGCGCACGACCGACCGCGCCGGGAAAATTATCATGACCATGACGCCGCTAAAAGGCTTGTCCTGGGTGTATGAACGCATCTACAATGCCGATAATCCGATCATTAAATCCTGGACCATCTCCACGCTGGAAAATAAATTTCTCCCGGAAGACGCGCGACGCGAAATCATGTCGCTCTATACGACAGAGGAATCCAAAAAACGGATTTTCGGACAATTCCTGAAATCCGAAGGCAGCGTGTGGAATGAGTTTGATAAAAATATCCATATCATTCCGCGCTTCCCGATTCCGGCTGACTGGCGCAAAATCAGGACAATTGACTTCGGCTATACCAACCCGTTTTGCTGCCTATGGCTTGCGATGAACCCGGATGGCGAAATATTTGTCTATAATGAACATTATCAGACGCGCACGATTTTGCGAGTACACGCGGAGATCATCTTGCAGAAAGACCAGGAAGGGATTTCGAGGGGCGATAATTTTCGCGGCATCGAGGCGACGGTCGCCGATCACGACGCCCAGGATCGCGCCGAATTAGAGGAATATGGCATCTATACCCTGCCCGCGAAAAAGAATATCCGGCTCGGCCTGGAAACTGTCAATCGGGCATTTATGCTGAAAGGCAATCAGCGCTCCTCCTTGTATATTTTTAATGATCTGCCCAATATCATCCGCGAGACCAAAAATTATTCGTACCCCAAAGGCCGGAATAAGCGCAATGAGACCGAACTCCCGGAACCGTTCGATGACCATACGCAGGACGCCCTGCGCTATGGCGTCATGTATTTCGCGCCGAGTTCCGGACTGATGCGGGCGGAAACGAAGAGCCAGACCGCCTTTTATTATCAATCCACCGGCGTCAAACGTCGGATTCAGCCGGTTCCCTTAAAACAACTATTGGCGTATGCGTAGGAGCTTAGTATGAATGTGATCCAACGATTTCAAGCCGCCTTGCAGGCGTTTAAAACCCCGGAGCGCGGGCAATCCATTGTGCGCACCAGCAACACGCAATCACCGAGCTATAAGCAGCCGGAGACGTTGACCTGGAAGCAGCGGAAACAGATTCTGCGCAATCCCTCGATCTACTCGGCCATGCGCAACACGACCGACGAACTAATCGGCAAATGGAACGGCGCGGCGGGCTATATCCCGCAAGATCAGGCGGAGGAACATCTGCGCCGCCCGGCGCAAATTCTGGCCGCTTCCAAAGATCCACGCCATATCGCCCAGGCCGATCATCTCTGCTGGAATATCGATCAACATCTCAAGCGCGGCTGGGATGATGTCCTGAAACAACTGCTGAATGCGCGGAAACATGGCAAATCCATTCAGGAAATCAAATGGAGTCGGCAGCCCAGCGGACGGTATCGCGGAACCTGGGTGATTGACGATATTCTCGATTGTGATTCTGATTGCTTCGCGTTTCGGTATGATAAAATCAGCAATCCCCTGACGGGTGAAACGGAATATCAGCGCGTGCTGCTCTACGATCCGAACGCGAGTGCGTATAATGGCAAGCCAGTTAGACCTGAGAAATTTTTAGTCTATACGTTTGACCGCGAGCGCGAAAATGATGAAGGCGAAAGCCTGTTGACGAAGCTCGACCTCCTCGATTGGTATTGGCGTAATAATTTTACGTCCTGGATGGTTGATTTGCATCGCTACGGCTCGCCGCTGGTGGTTGGCAAAGTCCCCCGATATGCCACCGATGAGCAGCGCGATCGGCTGTTAGCGGTCCTGAATAGTATCCAGCAAGAGACTGGCATTGTCATTAATGAAGATGATACGATTGAGCTTTTGCAGGCGCAGCGCAATGGCGCATCGGGCTTTGATTTGCTCAATGGCATCTTAGAAAAATTAATCGCCGTCGTCGTCACCGGTCACTCGGCTGGCTTGACCAATGATCAATACGGGACGCTCGGCCAGGCCAAAGTGACCACCGCCGAGATTCGCATGATTTTGCTCTATGCCCTGGCCGGTAATCTGGACAGCGTGATTAATCGGCAATTGATCTATTGGTGGATGACGTTCAATTATCCCTCCGAAGAGATGTATCCGCGGCAGCAAATCTTACCGCCGCGCGCCGAGGAAGTCACCAATCCGGTTTCGCCCGTAGTCAGCATGGAAAAAGAGCCGCCGTCAACGGTCGCCTTTTCACAAAAAACGGAATCACGAACCGAAGAACTATTGATTCAAAACGCCTTAAAACAGAGTTTTAAGGCCGTTCAAACGGTGTGGATTGCGCCGATTTTGGAGACCATCAAACACGCCGCCGCGCCGGCTGATGTTTCCAAGAAGCTATCTAAGTTAGGATCGCAAATTGATACCTCCGCCTATCAGAATGTCTTACATCAAAGCCTGCTGACCGGTTCTATTTTAGGCTTCTGGCAGGTGCAGCGCGATTTAAAAGACCAGGCGCAATTCGCCGCAGATGATATTGATCAGCTTTTGCAGTCGCCGCTGGAGATTGACCGCGCCAGAGAATTAGTCCTGGCGAAAAAGATCGTCCAGAAGCGTGTCTTCGAGCAGTTAGACGATTACGCCAAACGCCAGGCATTCACGATTGCGGGCGTCGAACATGACCGCATCATGCAAGCCATTAAGGAGGCGGTCGCCGAGGCCATTCAAGAAAATAGCACCATTGCTGAGATTGAAATCGCCGCCATGCAAGCCTTTCATCGCTATGGCATTACGGATCAAATCTCCTATCATGCCGAGACGGTATTCCGCACGAACATTTGCACGGCATTGAATGATGCGCAATGGGAAGCGCTTGAATCGCCGGACAACCGCGACGCCGTCGCCTTCTTGCAATACGAAACCCGCTTTGATCTGCGCGTGCGCGACAATCATGCGAAGATGCACGGCGTGATCCGTCCGCCCGACGATCCGATCTGGAAAGTCTGGTGGCCGCCCAATGGCTACAATTGTCGCTGTTCGATTCGGGCGATCTCAAAAGCCGAAGCCGACCGGCGCGGCCTGCAACCGACGCCCAATCTTCCGGGCGCGCAACCCGACGAAGGGTTCGCCGCTGGACCCGGCAAACGCATGTTTGTAGAGGAGGGGATACATTATGTCAGCCGGAAATCTTGATCTGACCATCGAAAAAGGCTCTACTTTTCGCCATCAATTTAGATGGACTGATGCAGAAGATACGCCGATTGGGTTGGCAGGCTATACGGCCAAAATGCAAATCCGGGATACGCCTGATAGTACGGCGGTATTGTTAGAATTATCCACCGAGAATGGGCGAATTGTTTTGAATGTGAACCCGGGCGAAATTGATTTAGAAATCGCGGCAACCACAATGGCACATTGGCTGCCCAGAAGCTCGAAATCGAACAATGGCTAAGAAACCCGTCAAATCGCCAGGAAATTTTACAACAGCAACTCCTACAGTTACAACAAGAGATAGCAAAGCAATAATTTGCGTCATAAATATAAAACTTGACATGAAACGTGCTTTAAAGGTACTATAAAAATGATGCTAAAAAATATTTTTTTCATGCACATCACAGAAAATCTTCAAAAACCCACAAAAAAATCTTTCCAAAAAAAATCTTTTTTCTGAAATCCCCATAACGCCCAACACAAGCCAAAACCCATA